AAACACCGGGTTCGTGGTCAAGAGCCTGGACGAAGCCGAGGCACTGATCAAGTCCGGCGCAGTGGCATGGGACAGCGCAACCAACAAATATGTTGAGGCATCCAAAGCACAGAAAGAGGTTGCGGCCAGCACGGAAAATCTTACCGGACTGACTGACAAGGAAATCGAAGCGCAGATCAAGAATGCAACCGCAGTTGGCAATGCCAGAAAATCAGCTGAAGAACTGGCCCAAAAGAAAGCCGACCTAGCATCCGTCATGGTTGAAAAGGTCGTGCCTGTTTTTGATGCAGCGACAGGCAAAATTGTCGGGTATGAAAAGCAATTGGTGAAGTTGGCAGCTGGCAGCAAAGAAGCCAAAGAACAGCAAGCGTTGGCCGCTGGTGCAATCAAGAAATCCGCAGAAGAAGCCGCCAAAGCTGAAGAAGCCACACGCAAGTGGAATCAAGAAGTGCAGAAAATGCAGCACGTTGAAAAACTTGCCATCATCGAAGCACAATCGAAAGTCACCACAGCACAAATTGAAGCTGATGCGGAAAAGACTGTGGCCGCTTTTGAATCTATCAATACCAGCATTGAAAGCACTGGCGAAACACTCACAAAGCTGGTCGATTCCATGAAGGGCATGGAGGGGCTGGATAAACTGAAAATCCAAAAATTGATAGATGAAGAAAATGAGCGCAGGCGGCAAGCATTCGACATGCAAAAGAAATTGATTGACGCGCAAATTGAAGAAATGAAAGCCCGCACTTCTGCAATGAATCGCGGGGACGCGCTGATCAAAATTCAAGGCGATGGGCTGAAGCCACACCTTGAGGCTTTCATGTGGGAAATTCTCCGCACGATCCAAGTCCGTGTTAACGCTGACGGGTTCAAAATGTTGCTCGGAGCCTAACCCATGAAAATCACCCTGTCACCCATTACGTTCGACCCCATCGGGTCAATCTCATTCCAGACGCGCGATGATCAAACGCTGGGTGAAACCCGCCGCCGGATGAATCGTGTCGCCACGCTTGACGGCGGGGCCGTGTTCAATGACTTTGGGTATTCTGAGGCAGACCGCACCATCCAACTGCGCTGGGCCGTCACAAGCAAGGTGCTGGAAGCATCCGTGGAGCGCCTGGTGCAACTGTACTCACGCATCCACCTGGCAACGCCACAGGGCTTCTTTTTGGCTGCCATTGATACATACACACCCGGCGCGAATGAATCCAGCCTCTCGCTGCTGGTTGTTGACAAACTTTCCTAACCCCAATTGGAGCCACCATGCCAGTACCTACCGTAGCCACCTATTCACCAGCCGCATTGATCGCGGCCCATACCTCATTCCGTGATCTGATTGACTCAGGCAGCGGGGCCGGTTCGATCAAAATCCGTGACAGCGCGGACGTGTTGCTGGCTCAAATTCCACTGACAGACCCGTGCGGGACGGTAAACGGCACAACCGGCCAATTGACGATCACGCCATCCGGGCGCGATGAGAGCGCAGACGCAAGCGGGACGGCGGCTTATGGTGAATTTTGCAATTCAGACGGCACCGTGTACCTGAGCTTACCGGCGCAAGCTGGCACGGCGGCTGTTGCCGGTAAGCTGGTCATGAACACGCTTACCGTGGCCGCTGGTGGCCCCGTAGAGGTTCTGAGCGCAACCATCGGGTAACCCAATGTCAAAGCCCTACTATCGATGGCGCATCTACGTTACTGCTGTGGATGGCAGTTTGGGCTATGCGTCATTCTCAGATGTTGGGTTTTATGCGTCTGATGACGGCTCCGGTGCCAATCTAGCGGCCACTCGCGTCGGTGAATCACAATCCGGTGATGGAGCAGTAGGATCGGCAGGAGCGGTATTTGACGGGGCAACAGGTAATGAGGGCGGCTCAAGTCAGCCGCTACCGTACTGGGTTTCTGCACGGTGGGCCGCGCCTGTTTCCGTTGGATCAGTGGCACTGTCAGCTCAGCGCGTTGTACCTAATCGCACGGCAAAAGACTTCATTGTTCAGGGGTCTGATGATGGCGTGACTTGGTTCGATGTTTACAGTAAATCTGGTGAAACCGGATGGGTCGAGTATGAGACACGGGTTTACTCGCTGGCGGTCAAATCGGTTGACTGTATCGCTACAGCAGGCGCTGTAATAGGCTCACCGTCTGTCAAGGCCGCGCTGTACTACTCAGCAAAATCTAACGCACCATCACCACTTGGCCCCGTATTGGCTTTTGCCTTCACTGGTAACATTGGGTTTGCCGCTGCGGATACACCGCTTGGATCAGTATCTGCGCTGTCCGTTGTTGTTTCGGCTTGCCGCATTGCAGCAGGTAGCCCGCTCGGTGTACCCGCAACGCTTGCAAGTTATTCAATCGCGGCCCGTGTTTCAGCCGCATCCCCGCTTGGCATTGCGCAATCGCTTGCCTATCACGACTTCACGGGCCAGCTCGGGGAAGTTGTTACACGCTACGTCATGGACTTGATCACGCCCACTGGCACGGTGCGCGTGCCTATCAGCTCTTGGCAGGCTACGTTGCAGACGGGTGCCAGCAACTATGTCCAGTGCGTCATCCCGGCTTGTACGCCCTGGAATGATGCCATCAATGCAGCTACAGAGTTTGTGGTTTACCGGGCCGCTCAGTTGCCCGATGGCGGCTCGATTGAGCACGAAATGGCACGCGCACCAAGCGAGCAAGCGCGGTTCGACCGAGGCCCGAGCCGCGAAACATGCACCCTGTCAGGGTACAGCCCAGCATTCGCGGCATCGGAAAACCCGCCTGCTACGTTTGACCGTGAGTTGTCAGGCATCCGCTCAATATCGAGCGGTAGCAGCTACCGGGTACGGAGTGCTGTGGACTGGCTATTGCGCCCCGGCCACCGTGCCTTGGCAGGCGGTGCCCCGTTTGTGGTCAAATTCATCAATTACTATGTGATGAATGAGTTTGACGCATACATGGACGCAGGAAGCTAATGGGCAAAGCAACAATCGTGAGCGGGGGCGATGGCGGCAAGTACGTCATCAAGCTGGACTACGGCAAAGAGGCAAAAGAAAAGCGGCTGGCTCAGTACACCGCACGCCTGGCAGAGCTGACCGCGCTGATCGACACGCAGCAAGGCAAGATCGACACGCAGCAAGGCAAGATCGACGAAGCGAATGCAAAGCTGAAAGCGGCGCAGGATGCCGTCATAGCGGCACATCAAGCAATGACCGCACCCGGCGCAGACCAAGGAGCGGCCACAAAAGCCACTACAGCAGCAATCAAGGCATGGGCCAAGGCGGCGGTAGCATTGGAGGCTGAAAACCGCAAGATGGCACCGCTGAAGCTGGAAATGCAGCTACTGAAAGACGAACAAGCGCAGCTCAAAAAAGACAAGGACAAGTGGGAAGCCCTGCAACTTGAGGAAAAAAAAGAGGCGTGGTGCGCTGATCTGACGGAAGATGCCACGGGGGAGGTGGCAACCATTGAAATCCCCGGCGAGGATTTGCTAGTCCTGATCGCCCCAGAGGCAAAACCTCCAGTAGCCACTGACGGCATACTGACCGCACGCGAAGTGCAGTCGGCATCCCAAGTGTTTTTCAATGCCGCTATTTTGCCTGGCTGGCAGCGGTGGACACCAACTTACCGGCGCGGCGTGATCAACAAGATCAACGATGATGAGACGGTCAACGTCACCCTGACCAACGACCGTTCATCCGCACAGAACCTGGTGATCAACAGGGCACCCGAGCTATTCAGCGTGCCGGTTAAGTACATGACGTGCGATGTGTCAGCGTTTGAAGTGGGGGATGCTTGCGTGATCAAGTTCACGGATCACGATTGGGACAAGCCGAAGGTGGTGGGCTTTGTTGACAATCCGAAGTTGTGTTCTGCGCTGCATGGAATTCAGGCATCGGAAACGCATTACGGTGGTTCGGCTGTTGAAAAGCCATCATCATTATGGGCGGTGGCGTATGGCAAAGACATGCCAGAAGAACCGAAGCCGGTTTCATTTTATGCCGACCACCCCGGCCATATCACATGGTCAAGCCCGCATTTCAAACTTGGAAGTAGCAGGGTTGAACTTTCATGGCGTGGGCCTGACGACAGGTATTCTCGCATCACGAACTGGACAAACGACACGGGCGGGTACATATCATGGATGCCCCCAGGCACTCCATTTTACATGGAAAAAATAGGAGCACCAAAGGGTTTGGCGGGATTAATACCAGGTGCCAACTGCTACATTGATACCGAGTTTGTTTGGATCAATGGCAGACGTGTCGATACAACTGTTGAAAAGGTCATAGCCGCCGCGCTGCACAGGCCAAATCCTGACGAACCTGGCGGTGTTGTGTTGCGCATCTTGTCAGACAGCTATCCACAGCGCACAGGTACAAGGCGTTTTTGCACGTTTGACATCATTCCATCAGGCGCATCCGGCCCGGTGTCATTAAGCGCCATTGTGGCCGCAACATCATTCAAAATTCATGCCACCTACCCAGCTACATTGTTTGACCCTACACTGGCAAAAGCGGGGAGCTGGCACGACGAGCGGCGCCCGCATTTCGACAATCGTGGCGAGAGGGTTGCAACGTCAATCGTTAAGCAGGGCCAAACGCAGTATCAGGTGCATGCCGTGTCGCTTGACCCTGTTACTTGGCGGATTTTGGAAGAGTTTTCCCCGTATGGTCAATCGCATTTTGTTCAAACACCTTCTGTTACAGTCACCGGTATATCGCCTGAAACAGGTGAAATCACATCAGTTTCATTTTCAATAAATGAAACATATAGCCGCAATGTGTATTCACTGTATGCAGTTGATTTTTTGGATGATGATTTAGTCTGCATGTATGTTGAAATGTTGGAAAGCAGTTCAAGCTCAAGAAGCGGCGATGGAACTTTAAGCAGCGGCACAGATACATATTCAGGCAGTAACACCAAGACGGTAAAGGTACATCACTCAAAACATGGAATTGTTGCGGAGCGCACACACACAGCCACATCATCCGGAAGTGTTACAGCCACATCATCCGGAAATGTTGGGCTTTATGATGTTGTCGGTACAATCTCGAGCACAATTGATACAGATTTTATATGGAACAACACGCAACTGTGCGCGGATTTGAGCCGTGATTGCTTTGCAGTTGCCCTGCCAATTGCAAACAAAAAACAGATCAATTACAGCGGGCCAGCCGAGTTAATGGGAGGAGGGCAAGTGCAGCGGTTAGGCGCAACTGCAAGCATAACTACAACGGAAAGCCGCATGGATTACACCGTATTCATTGACGGTGAAAAGGTCGCAAGTGCTACAAACGGTGATTACACGGTGGCACCAAATCCAGATGTAACAGGTACTACGCTTGTATCTGACGGTTATCCAACCGGGATGATGCTTGTTCACTCCGGGAGCACATATCTACCGTCATACAACCAGACAGACACAATTCCATTCCAGCCAATCCGGACTTTTGTTGGGCCAGTCGCGGCATGCAAAAACATTGCAGTCAGATCAGACCGGAAAGCCGCTTATTTTGGCGTGAACTCTGGAAATGTTGGCGGCCTTGAATTGCTTGTTGTCAAGAGCAAAGATGGCACTGAAACGGCCATTAAAGAAGTGCCGCCATACATAGATGGCACCCATCCGACCATTGCCTGTCCAGTGTTCGGAAGCCGCCGGAAATAGTGCAGTCGCTGCACACTTTTGCACACAGCAACCGCCAAAATTGGCGGCATGGCATCATTCACCACATCCGACCTTGCGGCCATCAATGCTGCCATTGCCTCCGGCGAGCTGACCATTCGCGCCGCTGACGGCAAGCTGGTCACGCTACGCAGCTTGTCCGATTTGATGCAGGCGCGTCAGGCCATCATGACCGAGATTGCCAGCACCAGCACACCAATTGCTGCCCGCCGCTTTGGCCCGCGTGTGTTGCTTGCCGACTTCAGGGAGTGAGCGGCATGGCTAAAAACATCATCGACAATGCCATCGAGTACGTTGCCCCAGGCTACGCGCTGAAGCGCATGCAGGCCCGCAACATCATCGCCTACTACGAGGCCGCAAAGTCAACACGCAAGCAAAAGCTGACCCGTGCCACCAACTCGCCAAACGGCGAAGTGCAGCAAGCCGGGCAGAGTCTCAGACAGATTGCACGTCACCTAGAGCAAAACCATGATCTAGCCGTGGGCGTGATCAACACCTTGATTGCCAACATTGTCGGCCCCAACGGCATCGGGATTGAGCCACAGCCACGCAAGGCAGATGGCACGATTGACGATGTTCTGGCCCGCCGCATATTGGATCTGTGGAAAGACTGGACGATGGCCCCCGAGGTCACCCGTCAGCACGACTGGCCCAGTGCACAGCGCATGCTGGCCAGATCATGGCTGCGTGACGGCGAGGTGTTTGCTCAGACGATTACCGGCAATGCAGCCGCGCTGAACCACGGCACGAAAGTACCTTTCTCCATCGAGATGTTGGAGGCTGACTATGTGCCTATGGAGTACAACCAGCTGGCGACAAACGGCCAAGGCCAGATCGTGCAGGGCATTGAGCTGAACGCCTGGGGCGCACCGACTGCGTACCACGTGTACAAGGCAAATCCGCTGGAAGGCTCCGCAGGCGTTATGTTTGGCAGTGCCGACACGAGGCGCCTGCCTGCCAGTGCAGTGCTGCACTTGAAGAACGTGGTGAGAATCAGGCAGGCCCGTGGCGTGTCTGTGTTCGCCAGCGTGCTGACTCGTTTTGATGACCTCAAGGACTACGAGGAAAGCGAGCGCATCGCAGCCAAGATCGCCGCAAGCATGGCAGGGTACATCAAAAAGGGCAGCCCAGACCTGTACGACCCGGACGCAAGCGGCGAAGCCCGTGGGATGAAGTTCGCACCCGGCATGATTTTTGATGACCTCAGACCGGGCGAAGAAATCGGCACGATTGACACCAACAGGCCGAATCCAAACTTGCTGAATTACCGCAATGGGCAGTTGAAGGCCATCGCAGCGGGCACAGGCCCGACCTTTTCCAGCATCGCGAAAACCTACGATGGCACGTACTCAGCCCAGCGGCAAGAGCTGGTAGAGGGGTACGCAATGTACGCCACGATGGCGAATGAGTTTGTGGGCCGCATCGTGCGCCCCGTGTACGAGCGTTTCATCGCCGCCGCCATCGCATCCGGGCAGTTGATTGTTCCCCGTGGAACCGCAGCCGACACGATAGACGATGCAGCGTATCTGCCACCCAGCATGCCTTGGATCGACCCAAAGAAAGAAGCCGAGGCATGGGGCATGCTTGAAGATCGCTGCTATGTATCCGGCCCGGAAATCATCCGCAAGCGCGGCGGCAACCCTATTGATACGCTGGAGCAACAGGCCCGCTGGTTACGAGAAAAAGCCGATAACGATGTGCCAGTAAACGCAGGCATGCAGCAACAGCAACAACCACAGAACACCCAAGAGGCAGACCAATGAGCGACACCAACGCAGTCCCCGGCATCTACGCCACGCGCCTGATTGACACGACCGCAGGCTGGGTTCCTGCCGTGGTCAACGTCAACCCGACCTCCGGCGCAGTGATCGCACCCGTCACCCGTGGCGGTGGTGCAATCGACGCAAACACCCAGCGAGTTACCCTTGCCACCGATGACCCCGGAGTGGCCGCGCTGGCGAGTATCGACGCAAAGACACCAGCCCTTGTATCCAGTGCGCAGCCTGTCATTGCCACACCTCGAACATGCCTTGGCACACATCACCCGGCGACCTGTGGGACTGGGCAGTTCAGCAACCCGGCGCACGGGTTGTGCCTGACGACGAGCTGCGCATTACGTGGAGTGCATGAAG